TGGAGAAAGTATCTTTATAATGCATCTTCTTATATTTTTGGTGGTTCGCAACCAGTAGGAGTTGTAACTACAGGATTCAGTGATAGTGGAAGTGCTCAATTTCAACTTGATAGCGATACGGGTTGGGATCAAGATGCTCAAGATACAATTTTTGCTGCAGCAGGATCAAATAGTTATGCATTATCTGGAGGAAAAAATTATGACGGAGGGACAGATTTAACTTCTGCAGGATCTCTTAGTTCGGGACTTGATGATATTGTAAGTGGATATACATTATTTGAAAATACTGAAAATTATAGAGTTGATTTTGTATTAATGGGTTCTGCTAATTATGCAAAAGAATCTGCACAGGCATTAGCGAATAAAATTATTACTGTTGCAGAAACTAGAAAAGATGCTGTTGCATTCATTTCTCCATATAGACAAGCATTTTTAGTGGATAATACTGTAGGAGCAGTAACCGTTAATGATGATGATACTATTACAAGTAATGTAATTAGTTTCTATTCTCCAGTTACATCTTCAACTTATGCAATCTTTGATAGTGGTTATAAGTATATGTTTGATAGGTTTAACAATACCTTCAGATATGTACCTCTAAATGGTGATATTGCCGGAACTTGTGCGAGAAATGATATTAATCAGTTCCCTTGGTTCTCTCCTGCAGGAACTTCTAGAGGAACAATCTTAAATGCAGTCAAGTTGGCGTATAATCCAAGTAAAGTTCAAAGAGATAAACTTTATTCAAATAGAGTAAATCCAGTTATCTTCTCACCAGGTGCAGGTATTATTCTGTTTGGTGATAAGACAGGATATGGAAAATCTTCCGCATTTGATCGTATTAATGTTCGCAGACTCTTTATCTATCTTGAGAATGCGATCTCATCAGCGGCAAAAGATCAACTCTTTGAATTTAATGATGAAATTACAAGAACTAACTTTGTAAATATAATTGAACCTTTCCTTCGCGATGTTCAATCCAAGAGAGGTATTTTTGATTATGTTGTAATTTGCGATGAAACAAACAATACTGCAGCAATTATTGATGCTAATGAGTTTGTTGCTGATATCTATATTAAACCAGCAAGATCGATTAACTTTATCGGTCTTACCTTCATCGCCACCAGAACTGGTGTTGCTTTTGAAGAAGTAATCGGATCAGTTTAATTAACTAGAGGTTTTAAAACTATGGCAACCAGAAATCAACTAAATCCACCTCCTTTAAGAAAGATTACCGACTTCAAGAGTAAGCTTACTGGTGGTGGTGCTCGTCCCAATCTATTTGAGGTTGAGCTTTCCTTTCCAGATGCAGTTAATGTTTCTGGATTGAATGATATTCTCCAAAAGGCAAGATTCCTTGTAAAGGCAGCAAATCTTCCAGCATCTAATGTTGCTCCAATTGAAGTTCCATTTCGTGGAAGAACTCTGAAAATTGCTGGAGATAGAACATTTGATACCTGGACTATCACTGTTATTAACGATACCGATTTTGCTATTCGTTCTGCTTTTGAAAAGTGGATGAATACAATTAATCGTGTTTCAGATAATACAGGTACAACAAATCCTGCATTATATCAAGCAGATGCTTTTGTCTATCAGTTGGATCGTACCGGAGAAACCTTAAGAAAGTATCATTTTTATGATGTTTTCCCAACTCAAGTTGCTCCTATTGAACTATCATATGATGCTCAGGGTATTCAGGAGTTCACGGTAGAACTTCAGGTTCAGTGGTGGGAAGCAGTTAAAGGTAACGGCATTTCTGCTGGCGGTGAGGATATCAACTAAATAGAATATAATACAGAGTTAAAAATTATAATATGGCGAAACTCTTTGGTTTTTCGATTGATAATGGCGAAAACAAATCACCAGGCGTTATTTCCCCCGTTCCTCAAACTAATGAGGACGGGGTTGATAATTATATTGCTAGTGGTTTCTATGGTCAATATATTGATATTGAGGGAGTATATCGTACAGAGCATGATCTAATTAAAAGATATCGTGAGATGGCACTTCATCCAGAGTGTGATGGTGCTATTGAAGATGTTGTAAATGAAGCAATTGTAAGTGATCTCTATGATTCTCCGGTAGAGATTGAACTTTCTAATTTAAACGCATCAGATACACTCAAAAAAGCAATTAGAAAAGAGTTTAGATATTTAAAGGAAATAATGGACTTTGATAAGAAGTCTCACGAAATTTTTAGGAATTGGTATGTTGATGGGCGACTATACTATCTGAAAGTAATTGATGTAAAGAACCCTCAAACTGGAATTCAGGAATTGAGATATATTGATCCGATGAAGATGAGATTCATTCGTCAAGAAAAAAAGAAGGATGGAAATAATCAAATAAATTTCAATAAAATGACGGAGACACAAAGATTTATGTCTCCAGAAATTGAAGAATACTTTATGTACACTCCAACTCCAAATTATCCAACAGGAATGATTTCTGGTGCTGGTGGACAAAAATCAGTAAAAATTGCTAAAGATGCAATTACTTATGTTACCTCTGGTCTTGTAGATCGCAATAAAGGTACGGTTCTTTCTTATCTCCATAAAGCAATTAAAGCACTCAATCAACTGAGAATGATTGAAGATTCTTTGGTTATCTATCGTCTATCACGGGCACCTGAGCGTAGAATTTTTTATATTGATGTTGGTAATTTGCCGAAAGTAAAAGCAGAGCAATACCTCAAGGAGGTTATGTCTCGCTATAGGAATAAACTTGTTTATGATGCTGCTACTGGAGAAGTAAGAGATGATCGCAAGTTTATGTCTATGATGGAAGATTTCTGGTTGCCTCGCCGTGAAGGTGGAAGAGGAACAGAAATTACTACTCTTCCTGGTGGACAAAATCTTGGAGAACTTGCCGATATTGAATATTTCCAGAAGAAACTTTATAGAGCACTTGGAGTACCTGAGTCCAGAATTGCTTCCGATGGTGGATTTAATCTTGGAAGATCGTCAGAAATTCTAAGAGATGAACTTAAGTTTTCGAAATTTGTAGGAAGATTGAGGAAGCGTTTTGCGAACTTATTTAATGATATGCTTCGCACACAATTGATTCTTAAAAATATCGTTTCTCCGGAAGATTGGAAAAGAATGGAGGATCATATTCAATATGATTTCCTTTATGATAATCAATTCGCAGAACTTAAAGAAAGTGAATTGATTAATAATAGACTTGCAACATTATCAACTATTGAACCTTATATTGGAAAATATTATTCGACAGAGTATGTTCGTAAAAGAATTCTCCGTCAAACCGATCAAGAAATTATTGATAATGATGAGCAGATTGAAGATGAAATCAAGAAAGGAATTATTCCAGATCCATCTCAAGTTGATCCAATTACAGGAGAACCTTTAGCACAACCAGAAGATATGCAACAATCTGGAGCAATGGGAGAAGTTCCATTGGAACCAAATCCAGAACAAGATGCTAATGCTGCAGTAAATGCCGAAAAACAAGCAGCAAAAGATCTCAAGAACGCTGAAATATAAATAGATCATAGACATACATCTTATTTTTATGGAAGAAATTATCGATTTGATTGCTACAGATTCTTCTCCTTCTGAAATTAGTAATAAAATTAAAGAAGTTTTATTCACTAAAGCTTCAGAAAGAGTTGATACTTCTAGACCATTTGTAGCATCTTCATTATTTGGAGAATCTGAAAGTGATGATGAATCAAGCACAGAGGATGCAGAATAATGGCAATTAAAGTAGTTCAAACTGTTAATAGATTTAGTGTTGCTGGAACATCAATTTCTAGCAACCCGATTACATTAAAAAGTGGTTATTTAAGAGTTTCTGTTGCTCAAACTGGTGCTTATATTGCTATCGGAACTGAACCAGTAGCAACTATTAATACTTTTCATATACCAACTTATGGAAATGAAGTTTTGAAAGAAAGACTTGCAAGACAGCAAATTGCAGGTATTACTACTGGTACTAGCACTATCGTAACATTTTCCGAAAATGCAGGAAATCCTTTCAAAATTAATGACTATGTAACTATAGAAGGTGCCCCAACTTCAGGAATTAACACCACATATAATTCAATTCTTGCTATTACAGATTCTACAGTAACTCTAAATTTCAATAGTAGTTCAGTGGTTTCTCCGAATATAACTGGATCAACTCTTGCACGGTGTGTAAAAGTTGCTGCTGTAAGTTCTGGTTCTGGATCAGATATAAGCGTAACAGAAGTAGCTCAATTAGTTTCCGAATAAAACAATGAAACTCATCACAGAAGAAGTCCAACAAGTAAAGTTTATTACCGAAGGAAAAGGTAGTGAAAAGAGAATGTTCATTGAAGGCATTTTCCTTCAAGGTGATATTTGTAACCGTAATGGAAGAATGTATCCAATGCAGACTCTTGCCCGTGAGGTAAATAGATATAATGAATCATTTGTCCGTAAAGGTCGTGCTCTTGGAGAACTTGGTCATCCTGAGGGTCCTACCGTTAATCTTGATCGTGTTTCTCATAAGATTGTTTCTCTTGAACAAAAGGGAAATAACTTTATTGGTAAGGCACAACTTCTCGAAACTCCGATGGGTAAGATTGCAAAATCTTTGATTGGTGAGGGAGTTTGTCTGGGTGTTTCTTCTCGTGGTATTGGTTCATTAAAGATGACTAATGAAGGTCATAAAATTGTCGGTGAAGATTTTATGTTAGCAACTGCTGCAGATATCGTTGCCGATCCTTCTGCTCCTGATGCTTTTGTTCATGGAATTATGGAAGGAAAAGAATGGTGTTGGGAGGGAGGAATCCTTCGTGAAAAATTTGCAGAATCTACAAAGCGTAGAATTAATACGCTAGTAGATCAAAAAACACTTGATGAGCATAAAGTTCAGTTATTCCAAGATTTTATCACAAATCTTTGATTTAATAAATAAATATAGATTATATAAAGATCTAAAACAAATGTCCGTTGGTAGAAATTTACAAGAAATGGAAAACGTAGTAACCAAAGGAGCTGCATCTGCCGAGCCAATGCACAACATCACCCAGAATTCATCCGGAGTAACTACTCCTGGTCAAACTGGTAGTTGGGAAGATCTCGGTGGTCCTACTCCAGAAAATTCAAGACCCGATGACGATTCTAACAAACTCGCCACACCAGGAAGAACTCTTGCTCAAGTCAGAGATGTTGTTAATTCAAAGGCTGCCGCTGCAGAACCTATGAAAGGTATGAAGGAAGAATCTGAGGAAGATGAAGATCTCATAGAAGATGATGAACTTGATGGTGAAGAGGAAGTAGTTTCTGAAGCTTCTGAAGAAGAGGAAGGTGAGGAAGAAATGCATCCAAAGACAAAGAAAGCAAAGAAAGGCAAGGGCGAAGATAAAGAAGAAGAGGAAGAAGAAGATGATGATGAAATGAAGGAAGAGTATGATATCGAAGAAGATGTTAATGCACTTCTCTCTGGCGAAGATCTTTCCGAAGAGTTCCAAGAGAAGGCACGTATCATTTTCGAATCTGCAATTAAATCTAAAGTTTCGGAAATCAAAGAAGAACTACAGTCAGCATATGAAGTTGCACTCGTAGAAGAACTTGAGACTATCAAGGTTGGACTCTCCGAAAGAGTTGATTCATACCTTGAGTATGTTGCTGATGAGTGGATTCAAGAAAATGCACTCGCAGTTGAGCACGGTCTCAAGACTGAAATGACTGAATCATTCCTTCAAGGAATGAGAGGTCTTTTTGAAGATCATTATGTAACAATCCCTGAAGATAGATATGATGTAATAGAGAGTATGGTAGATAAACTTGATGAAATGGAAGGAAAACTCAACGAGCAAATTGAAAGAAATGTTGCTCTAAATAGAAGATTAGCGGAATCAGTTGCTGATGTAATTTTTGCAGATGTCGCTGAGGGTCTTGCACTTTCTCAGAAGGACAAACTCGCTTCTCTTGCCGAAAATGTTGAGTTTGGAAGTGAAGCAAACTATCGTGAGAAACTGGTAACACTAAGGGAATCTTATTTCCCATCGAATGCTGGTACTCAAAGAGACGACTCAGAAACGCTTTCTGAAAGCACCGATATGCAACTTCAGCACCCTGAAGTATCTCCAATTATGGAAGCATATTTACAAACTCTGGGTAGAGTTTCTAAAAAGTGATTTTTAAATGATAAAGTTCAAACAACAACAATTTTAACAGAGGTAAAACAAATGCAAATGTTCAATGCAGAACATCTGCAGGAAAAGTGGTCACCTATCCTGGACTATGATGGTCTCGATCCAATCAGAGATTCACACCGTAGAGCAGTTACCGCTATCCTGCTAGAAAACCAAGAAAGAGAACTCCGCGAAGAGCGTTCATTCCTTTCAGAGTCACCAACAGTTAATACTCAGTCAAGCACCGGAACTCCTGGTTTCTCTGCTGGCGCTTCTTCACCTGTTGCTGGTTTCGACCCAGTTCTGATCTCACTGATCAGACGCGCAATGCCTAACCTGGTCGCTTATGACCTCGCTGGCGTTCAACCAATGAACGGTCCTACTGGACTTATCTTCGCAATGCGTTCGAAGTATAAGACCCAGAACGGTTCAGAAGCTCTCTTCGGAGAAGCTGATACCGCATTCTCCGGTCAGGATGACGGA